TTCAGTGCGAGACTTGAAGCGCCTGCTGCAATGTGGGAGTGATGGCATACACGGCAGGCGATCGCAAGTGTATACGGTCATGGATCACGTTCACTATCAGGCAATGGATCAGATTGAGCAGAATATGATTGACGCTGGCTTGATCGATTGACGTTTTCTATTTATTTGTTGCAGGCTATCAGGTACATGTGTACAATTAAATTTATAGAGTGCAGAAGTTCGCTCATTCAATATGCCAGCCAAGCGCTGGCTTTTTTGTTTACTGGCTACTGTTTTATCTTCTCGAATTTCGGCCCGCGAGTGCCATCACTAATAGTGAAATTTTCAGGTATCGCTAAAGCGTTGCCGAGCTTTTGAACGCCTTCTATGCGGCCCTGACTGCATAGAGCAATAACGCGAGAACGTGAAACCCCTAGTTTTTTGGCGGCTTGAGATACTGTAATAAAATTGTGCATCGGTTTTGCTAAGTGTGATTAATTGAGTATAGATTTTAACATAAAAAATACCCCGCACGAAGCGGGGCTGCTTGATTATTGTTGCGGCTTGCCAGCTTTGAGAATTTTGTCAGCAGTACTGAATATCTTCTGTGCTGATTTTTCGCTGATTGATGCGCCACGTAACCAGCTTTGAATATAGCCGCGTGATTCATCTTGGCCGGGCAAACCTAGTAGCGTAATGAGAATATAGGCCACTGATTCAGCTTCGACTTCACGAACATCTTTTGGTGTTTCTGCGCTGTCAGTCATGGTATGTTCTAATGTATGGCCAAGAACAACATGCGCTAGTTCATGAAAGCGTGTTTTGTGTGGGTATTCAGCAAGTGGGTTAATCGCTATTGAAGTGCCAGAAGCATAGCCTTGGCAATTGCCGTTTGGGTAGTCAAAAGTGCCTTCTGTGATATTGAGAGACAATAAAGCGGTTTGTTTGTCCCATTCCGGCGTGAACGCTTCATTTGCAAAATCATCGCCTTCGGTTTGAGACAAAACAAACCAGTTATTTTTCCAAGTGAAGCGCGAAAAGCTAAACTCTTCCGTTTCGCCGTGTTCATTTTCTTTTTTGCCTTTGCAGGTAATCGGCATACATAGCGCTATAGCCTTTTCACCCTTTTTAACGTGACGGCCTTTGTCTTGCCATGCTTTATAAGATCCGATTGGGCTGAGAGCGATACCGCGTGATGCACATTGAAATGCGGCTGCTAAGACATTGCCAAGGCTGTAAGTATGAAAAGCCGAGTAAGCTTCACTGATAACACCGGGGTTTTTTACTGCGTTGTCTAAAAGATCAGAAAATTGTATAGTTGCGTTAGTCATTTTATTACCTCAATTAATAAGTTGATTAGAGAGCCGGTTAGATTGCAGTCTTTCCGGCTTTTGGGTTTTAATTATTAGTGATTTTCAATTCATCGGTACGCTGTTTTTTCAGTTCTTTGCGAATCACATCAGCGAGACGATCCCTACTCGACATTAAAGTGGTCCCATTGAACGACATCCTCTCGCATACTTGCGATGTATTTCCAGATTCGGTCATAAAATAGACATAGCTCAAGCCTTCGCTTTTGCCAGTAAAGTAAGTGCGCTCATATCTTTCACCGGTGAAAGCGTCATTACGCGAGACGGTAACTGATCCATTTTGATTTGAAATTATTTTCGTTTTCATTTTTATCTACTCCGGGTTAATTAATATATTTGCTGCATGTAGATAACTGTACTCGTTTGATTATAGTATGTCAATACATTTAATAAAATATATTTTCGTTTGAGTATAGATTTATTGCGTCATTACTGTTACCGTATGAGTATACAAATACAGTGAGGTAAAATGATGAAAGCTTTAAGCGTTAAGCAGCCGTATGCTAGCCTGCTTGTGGTGGGCGATAAAACGATTGAGGTAAGATCATGGCGCACTGAGTATCGTGGGCATTTGTTGATATGTGCAAGCGCGATGCCGAAAGCTATGTTCTGGTATGACAAGGTCGATGAGGTCGAAAGACTCATGCATGCGGGGTGCATGATAGGTATTGTTAATCTGTTAGATGTGCGCGAATTTAGAGAGTCAGATTGTGATGATGCTTGGTGTGGTCATAGTCAGGGGGCGTATGCTTGGGTTGTTGAGCCAGTGAGTTTTGTCCGGCCTGACAAAATTTTAGGCAAACTCAATTTTTTTGATGTTGATGATTCATTGATTCAAAAAATTGATAACGATCCTAACAGTGAGTGGTTGTATTCCTACCCATTCCCTCAGGGTGATATTAAATTTAATCCCAAAAAGCATGATGTTTTGATGTAGTTGTGATGAGTTGTATTTTTTTATTATAGGAGAAGGAAATGAGACGAGATCCACAAAGGTTTGTTGCTAGAACAGCAGGTTTTGCAAGAAACAGAGCGGGTTCACAAGGAAGAACATTCCGCCGCGGTGGTAATGTTGGTACTTCTGGCGGCTAATGTCATCGATATACGAGCCGATAAAAGCCCAAAGTCGGGTAACCGATTCGGTGATTGTCGGCTTTTCTGGTGGTAAGGATTCAGTAGTAACTTTAGATTTATGTTGCAGATACTTTAAAACGGTACATGTGTTTTTCATGTATCAGATACCCGGCTTAAGCTTTCAAGAAGCTTCAATCCGGTACATTGAGAACAGGTACGGCGTAGAGGTTTTAAGAATACCGCACTTCGAGCTTTCAAACTTCCTTCGATACGGAGTTTTTAGAAAGCCAGATTATAACGTGGGTATTGTTAAACCCTTAGATGTTTATACGTGGCTAAGACTTCAAACAGACACCTGGTGGATAGCGGCGGGGGAACGGATAGCTGATTCAATAGTACGTCGGGCAATGATGAAAAAATCCGGTAGTATTGACGATAAGCGCGGCAGATTCTACCCAGTAGCACAATTCACCAAAGCTGATATTGTGGGCTATATAAAACACCATAAGTTAAAGGTAAGCCCGGAGTCCAATCTCCTGGGCCATTCATTCAGATCATTGATGCCTGAAGACCTGGCAGTTATCAAGAAGCATTACCCGGAAGATTTCAAGAAAATAATTTCCTGGTTCCCCTTTGCTGAAGCGGCGACATTTAGACAGGAAATGGCATGAGTATTTCAGAACACCAAAAATTCAAGATGCAAACGGTTTGGCGCAGCCAGATCAAAGAACACCCAAAAAACCCGAGGGTAATCACTGAGAGCGCAAAGAAGAAACTCAAAGGAAAAATGCAGGAAGTCGGCCTATTGCAGCCGCTGATCATCAATGAAAGAACAGGCTATTTATTAGGCGGTCATCAAAGATTGGCTGTGCTTGATAGCCTGGAGAAATACAAGGAAGGCGCTAACGACTACGAGATAGATGTTGCGGTGGTTGATCTGGCTGTAAAGGAAGAACTGGAAATGTTGGTATTCCTGAACAATCCCGGTGCTCAGGGCGGATGGGAATTAGAAATACTGGCAGAGATCAACCTAGAAGCTGGTGTGGGGTTCAATGACATGGGGTTCGACAAGCTGGACATCGATCTGCTATTCGACGGCGACAGCCGGTTCAATGAGATATTCCCAGACACGATAGAAGTTAAAGAAACAAAAGCAACACTAGAAGAAATTAAGGCTGTACGCAAAGAGAATATGGAAGATATGCAGGAACGTCAGAAAGCCGGTTTTTATTTTGTCGTGGTATGCAGGGATGCGGAAGAAAAGAAGGATCTGCTGCGTCGCATGAATATTGCAGATTATGAGAATTACGTTTCTTCGGAAGCGGCATTTGCTGCTTTGAAATAAAAAAGCAATGCGGGCCAAGAAGAAAGATTTATGTCAAAAAAAATAAGAAGAACAGCTAGAGTAGATTGGGCCAAGTTGAAAGCTTGGTTTATGTCGGATCATACTCGCAGCCTTGCTGATGTTGCTGAGCACTTCAAAGTATACCCTTCCACTGTGCGCAATCGTGCCGGTGATGAAAAGTGGATAGATGAGCGACACAACAGGGCGACTCATATAGCTAATAAGGCGACAGAAAAGATTCTTGAAGATCAGGTAGATGCTGCTGTGCGCTGTAATAAGGAAACCGCATTAGTCGCACGTAAAATACGACAGAAAGTGGTCGAATTTTTGAGAAGGGAAAATTTGTCGCCTTCAGAGCTAAATGCTGTCGCTTCTGCCCACGATAAAGCGGTTATTCAGGAACGTTTAGCGCTAGGAATGGCGACATCAACGACAGAGTTAACAGGTAAGAACGGCGCGGATCTTCTGCCAACCTCTGGGGTTCTTGTTGTGCCAGCTGCTATGAGTGTTGATGAATGGGAAAGAAGTGTCTCTGAATACCAAAAAACGCTGCATAAATCTTGAAGGTATCCTGGAAAGCACAGTATGGTAGCCAAGCACAGTTTCTGAGTTGCCCGATTTATGAATGCCTGTATGAAGGTACTAGAGGGCCTGGCAAAACTGATGCGTTATTGATGGACTTCGCGCAACATTGCGGTAAAGGGTTCGGCGGTAACTGGCGTGGCGTGCTATTCCGACAAACATACCCGCAGCTTGCTGACGTGGTTGCAAAATCAAAAAGGTGGTTTTATCAGATTTATCCAGGCATAAGATTTAACGCAAGCGATTACGTTTGGACATGGCCAACTGGGGAGCAATTGTTGTTGCGGCACATGCGTGTGGAAGATGATTACTGGAATTATCACGGTCATGAATACCCTTGGATTGGGTTCGAGGAAATTACTAACTGGCCATCTCCAGCGTGCTACGAATCGATGCACTCATGCAGTCGTTCAGCATTTGATGGGATGCCAAGAAAGTTTCGCGCCACATGCAATCCTTACGGGGTTGGTCATAATTGGGTAAAAGCGCGATTCATTGATCCTGCCCCTGCTGGCGTTGTCATTAAAGGCACAAATAATTTAAGCAGGGTAAGAATTCACGGTAGCGTATATGAGAACAAAATTCTCATGGCGGCTGACCCGAACTACATATCCAAGTTAGAGAGCATTGCTGACGAAAACAAGCGTAAGGCGTGGCTAGAGGGATCGTGGGATATTGTCGCGGGCGGTATGTTCGACGATGTTTGGAGAGAGTCTGTTCACGTAATCCGCCCGTTTGAAATACCTACAACATGGCGCATTGATCGGTCATTCGATTGGGGTTCTAGCAGACCGTTCTCTGTGGGCTGGTGGGCTGAATCTGATGGCACAAATTTGCCGGATGGCAAAAGCTACCCGCGTGGCACATTATTTAGAGTCGCCGAATGGTACGGTTGGAATGGCAAGCCCAACGAAGGATGCAGAATGCTGGCTTCTGAAATAGCTCATGGGATTCTGAAAAAAGAAAAAGAAATGAAACTTGTTGGACGCGTTAGATCAGGTCCAGCTGATTCAGCTATATTTGACACTCAAAATGGCGTTTGTATTGCGGATGACATGGCAAGAATTGGTGTTAGGTGGGAAAGAGCTGATAAAGGCCCAGGCAGTCGGAAAAATGGATTCGAGCACTTGCGGAAAATTATGAAATCAAGTCTGGATTGCCCTATGGAAGATCCCGGCTTTTTTGTTTTTGATACCTGCCGTAATTTTATCCGCACAGTACCAACATTGCCAAGATCAGATAAAGATCCAGATGATGTAGACACGGATGCCGAAGACCATATTGTCGACGAAACAAGATACCGATCGAATACTCGAAGCAGGAAGGCCGAGATAAGCGAGTTCTATTTATGATAAGTATAAATCCAATTGAAACGCCATCAAAAGCAGTTAGTGAGATGTCGCCATCATGGGAAATTATCGGCGATCTACTGGGTGGCACTCAAAGAATGCGCGAGCGCGGGGAAACTTACCTGCCAAAGTGGGAAAAAGAAAGTGACCGAGCTTATAAGTATCGGTTGAGTACAGCAACAATATTTCCTGTGCTCAGCAGAACGGTTGAAATTCTAGCAGCAAAGCCATTTAGCAAGCCATTACAGTTAAATGACAACGTTCCTGAGAATATCGTAGCGTGGGCGGAGAATATCGACCTTCAAGGCCACGATTTGCAAGCTTTTGCGTCTGATATTTTCAGCGAAACATTGGCTTATGGTTTGTCTGGCGTGTTGGTAGACTCACCAAAAAAAGATGAGGGCATTAGAACGCGAGCGGACGAAAAGGCGGCGGGTGTTAGACCTTTCTTTGTCCATTATTCACCTTGGAATGTTATCGGCTGGCGCACTGAAACAGTTGGCGGCGTAACAAGGTTGATTCAGCTTCGTTTGCGTGAACGCAGAATGGAACCAACCGGAGATTATGGTGATGCCGAGGTTGAGTACATTCGAGTGCTAACGCCAGGCGCATGGCAGCTATGGCGCAAAACTGAAAAAAGCGAGTGGGTTTTGTACGGCGAAGGAATTACCGGATTGAGTGAGATTCCCTTTGTGGCATTCTACGGCAATCGTAATAAAGGATTCATGATGGCCGATCCGTCTTTGATGGAATTGGCCTATCAAAACATAGAACACTACCAGAGCAGCAGCGATCAACGTTCAATCATGCATGTTGCGCGAGTTCCTATTCTCTTTGCGCGCGGATTCGACGAAACCGACAAGATAATGGTCGGCATGTCATCGGCAGTGAAGGCAACCAGCCCGGCGGCGGAGTTGCAATTCGTAGAACATAGCGGCTCATCGATTGGGGCTGGTCGTCAGTCTCTGATCGATCTTGAAGAGAGAATGCGGCAGACCGGCGCAGAATTATTGGTGTTGCAGCCCGGCAAGATCACGGCAACGCAGGTTTACACTGAGGATGAGGGCAATAAATGCGTTTTGCAACGCATAGTAGAGAACTTTGAAGATTCGCTTAATCAATGCCTCCAATTTATGGCTGACTTATCAGGCCAGAAAACAGGCGGAACCGTTGAGCTGTTTAAAGACTTCGGGGCTGCAACGCTGACCGACGCAAGCGCGCAGTTGTTGTTATCTGCCAATCAAGCGGGCAAACTCAGTGACGAAACCCTAATATCAGAGTTCAAGCGGCGCGGCATTTTGTCGCCAGAAATTGATGCGGAAAAAGAAAAAGAAATGATTGATAGTCAGGGCCCGGCATTTGGAACGATTAACTCGGCTTAATGGAAACCGTTAACGAGTCGCTGCTACACCAGGCAGTCAATCATGCGATTGACTTGCAGCATTACGGCAATGGCGCCGTGCGTAGAATGATATCCATTCTGAACGCATCAGATGAGAAACTGACACTAGACATTCTTAACGCGCTGGAAAGATTGCCGCGTGGAAGTTTTACGGTGCAGCGATTGAGTAATTTGCTTAAGGATGTAATGCGAACCAACGCGCAGGCTTACAGTGCGTTAAAAAGCGGTGTTGAATCAGATTTGCAGGATCTAGCGAAAGCAGAAGCGGAATATCAGTCTGGTTTGTTTAAGTCTGTTTTGCCGGTGAGTCTATCGGTGTCGTCGATTGATCCTGAGCAGGTTTATACCGCAGCGATGTCCAGGCCGTTTCAGGTGTCGAAGAACGGCGCTGTTCCGATGGCCAGTTATCTTGAGAATCTAAGCGCGGATCGTGCAGAAAAAATACAAAATGCAATCAGGCTTGGTTACGTAAACGGCGAAACGATAGATCAGATGGTTAGGGCCATCAGAGGCACAAAGACAAGCAATTATGCCGATGGCCTGATGCAAGCGCCTAGGCATTACGTCGAAGGGATGGTAAGGACATCAATTAACCATATGTCGAACTTCACGGCGCAGCGGTTTTATGAGGCCAATTCAGAATTGATCAAGGGTGTCATGTGGGTATCAATGCTTGATTCCAGGACAAGTCCGATATGCCAGGCCAGGGATTCCAAAGTTTACCCCTTGAATAGTGGGCCAAGGCCGCCAGCGCATATTGGTTGCCGTTCCAGAGTAACGCCGGTCGTAAAATCATGGCGCGAGCTTGGTCTTGATATAGATGAGTTCAAATCAACGCGCGCATCAATGGACGGTCAGGTTCCCGAAGATATTACTTATCAAACGTGGCTTGAGAAGCAATCAGCCGATCGTCAGGATGAGATTTTAGGGAAAACAAAGGCTAAACTGTTTCGCGAAGGTGAGGCTGTTGACAAGTTCGTTGACAATAAAGGCAGGACGCTAACCATCGCGCAGCTTCGAGAGCGCAATAAAGCACTATTCGATAAATTGGGCATGTAATGTCTAAATGAAGAAATTTACCATCGTTCCACCTGCTGAGCCGTCAGACTTAGAGGTGTTGCACAGCAAAAGAAAGAGCATTCCGAAGCCGGACGGAATGTTGCAGTGTGAGCGATGCGGGTGCAGGTCAAGCATTACGATAGTCACCGGCGCAGTCATTAAGAATGGCAAAAAGCAGGGCGGAACCGTTACAGTTAAAGACGAATGCATGAGTTGCTGGAAGCGGGGCATATATTCCCCAATGATTCGAGAGACGAAGCTAGTTAAATAACAGAAAGTTTAGTATCAAATGAAGCCGATTGTCCTGAAAGGGATAGTCGGCTTTTTTATTGCCCGCAACAAAGCAGTAAGCAGCGGTGCGGTTTTTGGGCAGAAAGCCCACAACTTTTGAACAGGAAGTTCACAAAATGGAATTAATGCTAGATGAGCAAGGCCACGCAGTCTTAAGAAACGGCAAGCCAGTTTACAAACACACTGACGGCAAGGAAATTGAGTTCGATGCTGGTCAAGCGTTTGCAAAAATTGGGCAGCTAACCGGGGAAAACACAGCTTATAAGACGCGGTTCACTGAAGCAGAAAATAAGCTTAAGACTTTTGAAGGTATTGCCGATCCGTCGGCTGCAATCAAGGCACTGGAAACATTGGCAAGTCTAGATCAGAAGAAGCTTATCGATGCAGGCGAGGTTGAGAAAGTGAAGGCAGAGATCAGCAAGGCGTTTCAAGCTCAAATTGATACTGCTGTTTCAGAACGTGATGCTTTTAAAGCACAGCTTTACGACGAAAAGATAGGCGGAAGCTTTGCAAGATCGAAAATGATAGCCGAAAAACTGGCGATCCCGTCAGATTTGGTACAAGCCAGGTTCGGCAGTCAATTCAAGATCGAGGAAGGCAAAGCGGTCGCTTACGACTCAAACGGCAATAAGATTTATAGCCGTAGCAAGCCGGGCGAATTAGCAGACTTTGAGGAAGCGCTTGAATTGCTGGTTGATCAATACCCTCACAAAGACAGCATTTTGAAAGGCACGGTTTTACCAGGTTCTGGCGCTGGCGACGGTGAAGGCGTAAACAAAGGTAATAGTATCGACTTATCGAAACTGCCACCAATGGAACGACTCACTAAAGCACGCGAATTGGGTCTTGCAACAAAGTCTTGATAAATTACTGCCGATCAACTTCTGCCGGTTCGCTAGCACGGGATTTTCTTCAATTTAAAATTTAAGGATGATATAAAAATGGCACTTACATTGTTAGAAGCAGCCAAGCTTGAAACTGGCAACGTTGTACGGCAAGCGGTGATTGAAATGTACGCCGGTTCGAGTGATGTTCTGGGCGCTTTGCCGTTCGAGAATATTACCGGCAATTCATTATCCTATAACCGCGAAGCGAGCCTTCCAGGTGTTGGATTTAGAGGCGTTAATGAATCTTATACACCAAGCACCGGCGTTATGAATCCAATCACTGAGCGTTTGGTGATTGCTGGCGGTGAACTGGACGTGGATAAATTTATCGTTCGCACGCAAGGCCAGGCACAGCGAGCGGTTCATGAAGCGATGAAAATACGCGCGCTTGGTTTGGCTTGGACGCGCAAATTTATCAAGGGCGATTCCGCTTCTGATCCGCGTGAATTTGACGGCTTGCAAACCAGAGTGACAGGGAACCAGGTTATTTCCGCCGGTACTACTGCTAATGGTGCGGCTTTGTCTCTGGCAAAACTAGACGAAGCAATCGACCAGACTTTTAACGCTACACATTTGCTGATGAGTAAAGCAATGGCGCGCAAATTCAGCGCGGCGGCTAGATCGACCAGCGTTGGCGGTTATATTAACTGGGAGAAAAACGAGTTCGGCACCCGTGTATTGTCATACAACGATCTGCCTATCCTTACCGTTGATTTAGACAACACCGAAACAGCCATCCTAGGATTTTCCGAAGCTGCGTACTCCGGCACTGCTACAGCGACATCAATCTACGTTTTGAGCATGGGGCCTATGGGAATGACTGGCTTACAAAACGGCGGCATTGAAGCGGTTGATCTCGGTGAAATGGAAGATAAGCCAGCGTTCAGAACACGCGTTGAGTGGTATAACGGCCTGGCCATTTATCATGGTCGTGCGGTTACCCGCTTGCAGCATATCGGTGATTTGGCCATTGTTGCTTAATCATTAATCAGTCAATAAATTAAGGAGTAATAGCAATGCCAAATCAATATTCGATGTTTCAATATGATGACGAGTTAAATCTTAAGGATGCGGGGTTGGTGGCGACAACTACTACTGAATCGGTAATTCTTGACCTTGGTTCAGGCATCGTTGACGGCTTTCTTGTGGTGGATGTTTCAGCGGTTGAAGTTGCTGACGGTAACGAGATTTATCTGATCTGCCTCGAAGGCTCAAATGTTGCAGCAATGACTTCCGGTTCGGTTTGCTTGGCACAAATCGAGATGGGTAACGCATCGGCACCGGCGGACGCGGATACTTCTACCGGTAGATTTGCGATACCGATCAGAAACGAGCAGAACGGCGTTATCTATCGTTATGTACGTATTTACACTGAAATTGCCGGAACAATCGCAACTGGTATTAATTTTTCTGCGTTTATCGCTAAACGATAAGGGGTGAGTTATGTCTAGGACAGTAACTTACACAGAGGCAGTCAATGATAACGTTCGGAAGATAAAAACAGCCAATCTTGATGCTGCGCCACCCGCTTCGGCGGGAATGGTGCCGCAGTCGCTTGGCGCTACGTGCGTAGTCACTGAAAATGGTGACGCGCTTGTGCATCAAACTGTTTTGACGCTTACCGACTTGGCACAGTCTATTGTGAACGGCACAGAATACCAAAGTACGAAAATTTACGATTTTCCTGCTGGTCGTATTCTGGTGCTTGGAGTAACGGCATCCATCGCGCAGAAAACCACAAGTGCGCTAGACACAACGCTCAATGCGAGTTCTACCGGTGCGTTATCAATCGGAACGGCAGCCGCGTCAAATGTGACGCTTGATAATGCAATGGCCGACCTGTTGCCTTCCACCGCGTTTACTTCATCGGCCACAATTGATGTGGCAGGTACTGCTGTCGGATCTGCTTTAGCGGCTTCGGCGCAGTTTGACGGAACAGGAACGGCTAAGGATGTGTATATCAACACTTCCTACGCCACAACGACCGACGTCGACGGTAACGCAACACAGACATTGACCGGGACAGTGACTATTACATGGATCAACTTGGGAGATATATAAGATGATTAATGTATATGACGCGAATGGCAATATTTTCACGGTTGATTCTGTCGACGCGCGTGAGTATGTGGCAACCGGTAATTATTTTTACCGCAAGCCTGAAGAAGTAAAAGAATCTGCTAAACCTGAATCACCTATAGAAACGGGTGAAACAGATGAAGCAGAACGCGTTCCGACGAAGAAAAAAGGTAAGTAGACGTGGCGCTGGTTACAGAAGACGGGACAGCGAAGTCAAATAGCGAAAGTTACGTCAGCGTTGCCGATGCGGATACGTACCACTCGAATCGTGGTAATGCCGCATGGGCAGCCTTGACCACAACCGCCAAAGAAATTGCGTTACGACTGGCCACTGACTATCTTACTCAGTCGTATCGTGAGCGGTGGAAGGGAAGCAGATCAACCGCAACGCAAGCGCTTGATTGGCCGCGTCAGAATGTTTATATCGATGACAACGGGATTGTTTTGGTTATCGAGAATGACGAAATTCCCGACGGGTTGAAAAATGCTTGCTGCGAGATGGCTCTTAAATCAACGTCAGACAGTCTTATTCCTGATATTGAGCGGGAGACTGCCAGCGAGTCAATCGGCAGTGTCAGCGTGGCTTATTTTCAGGGTGGGAAGCAGAATAAAACTTATCGTGCCGTTGAACTAACAATCAGCCCGCTGCTTGAAATTAGCGACGGCAGCATGAGTATTTATAGAACATGACAGTACTGGATACCAAATTTCGCGTATTATCTGACAAGCTGATTGCTAAAGCCTTATTTAAACAATGCCGGTTCAGGAATTAAGATAATTAGATCATGACAACAATAGCTTATAGAAACGGAATCATTGCATATGATTCACGCATGACGGCATTTAACATTATTGTTAATGATAATTTTGAGAAATCGTTTAGGCAGGATGGTAAGGCTCTAGTTTATTGCGGTGATGTAGGTGACATGCAGCATTTTGTTGAGTGCGTGTTCAATAACAAGAATCCAGATAGAGAATTGGATTGTCAGGCTTTCGTAATAACTAGCGGTGTACTCCATTGTGTTGATGTGGTTGAAGATAATGGAACTTTTAGAATAAGAGAAATACCGCTTGAGACAGACAATTACTACGCAATAGGTAGCGGCACGAGATTTGCATTGGCTTATATGGACTGTGGAATGTCGGCAGTTGAGGCAGTTTCCAAGACGTTCACAAGAGATCCATTCAGTGGCGGGAAAATAAGAACAATCAACATAAAATGACAGTACTGGATGCCAAATTTCGCGCATTATCTGACAAGCTGATCGATAAATACGGCAAGAGCGTAACGTTAACATCAGTAACCAACGGCGCTTATAACCCGGCTACCGGAACATCGGCAAAGACTACGGCAACTTCCACAGTCAAAGCGATTGTTGAAGATTACAGTCTGCACTCATCGGGCGTTGGGTTCCAAACCGGATTGATCAAGGCCGGTGACAAGAAGGTCACTATCGCAGCATTGGGAATAACAAAGCCGAAGCCAAGCGATACGGTCACGATTGACGCGGTGGTGTGGAACATTGTCCGAGTTGTTGAAACTTGGTCTGGCGAGCAAATTGCCGTGTATGAATGCCAGTTGAGAGTGTGACCATGGGTAACTTTACGCTCGATTTAACCAGGTTCGCCAATAAAACAAAGCTAAACGTCGATACTGTTGTTCAAAAGGCAACGCATGACATATTCAGGTCGGTTATCTTGAAATCGCCAGTAGACACCGGAAGATTCAGAGCAAATTGGTTGGCAAGCGTAAATTCTTACGGATCAATGACTCTGGATGATACCGATAAGTCAGGCACCACGACTGTAAGCGCGGTGGGCGCAGTGGCGCTCAGCGCGAAGGCAGGAGGAATAGTTTATCTGGTCAACAATTTGCCATATGCGCAACGACTTGAGTACGGGTATTCAAAACAGGCTCCTGCTGGCATGGTCAGAATAACTATCATGGAATACCAGCAATACATCAATAAAGCAGTGGCAGGGGTCTGATGAGCTATCAACTAATCAGGGCTGCGCTGGAAAGCAAATTGAACGCCATTTCACCAGCGGTCAGCACAGCTTGGGAAAACGTGCCATTTGAACCGGCAATAGGCCAAATGTATCAGCGGGCGTTTCTGCTACCAGCCGGAGCGGATAACACGACATTCGGTAACACTTTGCGGCGCGAGAGCGGAATTTTCCAAGTGTCTGTATGCGCTCCACTGGGTAACGGTTCTTACGATGCCATCACGCGGGCGGAAGTGATAAGAAACTGGTTCTATCGTGGTCTGACGCTGACACAAAGCGGCGTTCTTGTGCGGATATTGAGAACCGCATCAATAGCACCGGCAATCACCGAAGAAGCAAATTACGTTGTGCCAGTATCAATACCTTATTTTTCCGATATAACATAAAAAATGACACCAGCAACTAGAACGTTTCACGAATCCGCATTGAGAGGCGTGAAAGCCATTATTGCGGCATGGGAGAAGTGGCTTAAAGAGCAGAACTAGCACCAATTTAATCATATCAATCGAGCACGCGACTTAGCCGCGCTTTATAGCCCCGCTTAGTCATTTTGCTGACCTCGTTAACTTCTGAGGAAAAGCACAATGACGACCATAGCATCCGGCGTATTTAAAAAACTTGTAGCAAAAAAGCAATCTGCACTTGGAACCAAAGCAACAGCAGGTTCAGCGCAGGAATACCGGCGCGTAACTTCCACAATCGATCTTAAGAAACAGACTTACCAAAGTAAGGAAATGCGGCCATCAATGCAGCGCGCAGATATGCGGCATGGTGTGAGATCGGTAACAGGAACGATCAACGGCGAATTGTCGGTAGGTACTTATCAGAAATTCTTCGAGTCACTGCTTCGCGCAGCAGCAGCCACGGCAGCAACAAGCGGCGCGCTAACGGATGTAACCACCGCAGTGACTACCGGAGCGGCTGGCACATTCACCCGCGCTACGGGATCGTTTCTGACCGACGGGTTCAAGGCCGGTATGGTTATTCGTGGTTCTGGTTGGGCTGCACCTGCAACCGCAAATAATGCGCATAACTGTTTGATTACATCCGTCACGGCATTGGTTATAACCGGCGTGATGCTGGATGGTAATCCGTTCATCGCCAAAGCTGCGGGCGACAGTGTAACCATCGCAGAAACCGGCAAGCACATCGCAATTCCAACGTCTGGGCACACACGCGACTATTGGACTATCGAGCATTGGCATTCCGATATTGCTCAGTCAGAGCAATTCACCGATTGCGTCATTTCAGGCGCAACGGTCAAGTTACCCGGCACCGGAATGTCTGAGGTTGGCTTTGAGATCATGGGTCTGGATATGGATACCGACACATCCGCCTACTTCACCTCACCGACGGCTGTTACCAGCGGCCCAGTGGTTGCTGCGGTCAATGGAGCGGTATACGTGCAGGGTACATTGGTCGGACTGATTACAAGTATCGATTTTGCGGTTAAAGGCAATTTCTCCGCACCTGGCGGCGTGGTCGGATCAAACACCGATCCTGACATTTTCCCCGGCTCTATCGATGTAACCGGCAACATGTCCGTGTTGTTCTCTGACGCAACGATGCGCGATTACTTCCTGAATGAAACGGAAATATCAATCGTGGCCGTGTTTACCAATAGCACAGATGCAAACGCTGACTTCCAAAGCCATATTTTCCCGCGCGTAAAAGTTGGTGGTGCCAGTAAAGACGATGGTGAGAAAGGATTGACGATGACTGTTCCGTTTACTGCTTTGGAATATACCGCCGGTGCATCGGACATAGTCGCTACGACTTATTGGACGCAAGATTCATTGGCTTCTTAATTAAAAACAGGGATTTAAGAAATGAAAAAAACAACAGAATCTTTTGATTTAGGAAGTATCGACACGATCGCAGCTTGCAACAAAGGCACTGAATTTGAATTGCGGCATCCGGCAACAAATGAACCTATTGGGATATTCTGGTCGCTAATGGGGCGCGATTCAGATGTGTTCCGATCCTATACCAAGGAGCAAACCAACGCCGCAATTCGCCGTGAAGCAATGGCAAAAAAACGCGGCAAAGACCCGGACATTAAAACCATCGAAGATTATGAGCAGGATACCATCACACTGCTAACAATCTGCTCTGTTGGCTGGAGATCAGCAAGCTCAACAAATACGATAAAGTATCAAGGTGAGGAGTTGGTTTTTAACGTTCCAAATGTGAAGCGAGTTTTGACAGAAAGGCCATGGATTCGCAATCAATTGAACGAGTTTATTGCTGATCTTGAAAATTTTATGACGTGCTGATTTCGGAGCTTGCTGAATACGCCGCTTGTCAGTTCAGGCTTGAGAAGCTTCAGAAGGATGGAGCAACGCTCAGGCAGCACTTGCAAATGGCTTATACAGCATCCGGGATCATGCCTGATGAATTAGCAAACGAAATAGAAATGCCAGAACTTACCGCTTATTTATGGCGGTATTTTTTTGAGCTTAATTCAGAGCGGTCAAGTAACGGAATGGGGCCGAACAGGCTCACTTCTACGGGTATAAAAGACTGGTGTTATTTGACGCGCACCAGTCTTGATCCGTGGGAAGTGCGGGCAATTAAGCTGTTGGATAGTCTTTGGATTGATTCTGTTGTGGGGAAAAACATTTCTAAAATTTCCCGTAATTCATATGGATAAATTGGCATGAGTACTGTTGATATAGCCACGCTTGGTATAGCGGTAGATTCTACGCAGGTTAAAAAGGGAGCGGCTGACCTTGATAGTCTAGCGGCTTCTGGCGCGCGCGCTGAAAAATCCACTGACGGATTGACAGCAGCATCAAGCCGCCTTGCCGGTGCGGTTGGACTTGTTTCCGGGGCATTGGCAACGCTTGGGATCAGCCGGTTCGTAACTGAAACGGCAGCGCTGAATCAGCGTTACTCTGAAATGGGTATCGTCTTAGACGTTGTGACGCGGAATGCCGGATTAAATAAATCCGCAGTAGATTCGGTAACCGAGTCTGTCAGAAAACAAGGCATTTCAATGATCGAATCACGCTCTGTTATGACTCGGTTAATCCAGGCACAAATTGACTTATCCAAAGCCACAGAGCTTGCGAGATTGGCTCAGGATGCCGCAGTCATTGGCCAGATAAATTCATC